ATTAAGATAGTACTCGTCAACATACTCTACTTTAGTAACGCTAGTGCAAGGGTCAATGGCAAGATTTTGTACATCGCCATCGTAATATCTAGTCGTCGCCGATACGCTTTCTATGCTTGAGCCTATGATTTTTTCTACTTGTATTTGAATTGCTAGATTTATTGGTGCGAATGCTGCCGTCTCCTCGGTCGAGAGCGCTCGGCCGAGCCTTGCTTCTACTTCGCTTTGACTTACTAACGCCATTTGATAACTCCTTAACTTTTATTATTGCAGCATTATAATCTATCGTTAACATAAGTAAATTATATCACAAATACAAAAAAAGCACTTGTGTTTCAAAGTGCTTTATTTTGTAGCTAGATAGACTAACTAATTGCGACTGGTCCCATTCTACCAAGTAATCTTCCGTCAGTAGCATTTCTGCTTTCATCAACTAGCGCTGTAAATGTAACTTCAAATACTGACTGTTCGTCAATTTTGTAGGCTACTTTTGCATTGTCAGTAGATACTGCTTTGAAAAATGTAATTGTTTTAGAGCCGTTAGCATTGTTACCTTGAGGAGTTAACACTAGTTCTAGTGCGTCATTTCTCAATTGGTAACCAGCTTTGGTTCCAAAGTGTAGATGTTCCTTCGTAAGAGTACCAACGTCCCAATCAGCTTCAGGAACTATGTACGATAGTACCCCTGGAGTGATTTCGGCTAGTTTCAATTTCACTGTCGCGTGCTGACCAGCAAGCACCATATCTACAGGTGTGTTGCCGTATAGGTCAGTTTTAACTTCAGTAAATTCTCTTTCGATTTCAACTTCAACACCATCGACAGTGTGACCTAAGTCAACACCGCCAAAAGTGATTAGGCTTCCTGCTGCAACATATAGATTGTTTACATTAGCCATTCAATCCTCCTTAACTTACTGTGCCTGTTCCGATAATGGTGAATGCACCTTCGAAACGAGTTTGTGGCACTACTCGCATAGTTGCGCGCATTGCATAACTGTCTTGAGTAATTAGGTTAATATCTGTACCGCCAGCGTCTTTAACAACGCCTGAGTCAAATACTTTAGTTTCTAGTAATCGCTTGACGTGTAGTTTCACGCGTGACAAATCACCAAATACTGCGAATGGTGTCTTTGCACCGATGTCTAGTGTAGATGGCATAATGTCTACCAATTCTACTGGCACGCCGTCAATCATAGGTGTAACACCCATGTTAGGGTCGCCCATTAGGTAAGTACCAGCTGTGCTAGCTTTTTGCTGTCTTAGTACATTGAATACGCTTGGGTGCATAAAAAATCTACCTTGACGTCTAACACTTGTTTTTACCTGATACTGTGCGTTCATACAGTCATCTAGGTCAAAGTTAGCTAGGGCAGCGCCTACGCTAATTATTTTGTAAGCTTCGGTAACTGTAGGTGTTAGCAAACCATAAGTAGCGTCTGTAAATACAAGCTGGTCAAATAATTTAGCTCTTGCTCGTGCAACTTCATTTGTAGCGTCTGTGAATACATCTATTGCTGAGTCTTCAACAAGTTCGCTGGTCATTACTAGAGTAGCAATATATTTGTCTAGTGCTACTGTAGCTGCCTTGTAAGTTAGCTTTTGAGCATTTACTGCAGTGGCTTCGCCAGTTTTAGTAAAGCTTATTTCGTTAGTACCACCTAGTAGAGTAACGCTATCTCGGTCAGTTCTACGAACATCACATAGTCTAGCTGCTACACCGTATTCATCGGTTAGTCTTTCAACTTCTGCAATGAATTCTGGGTCTGGTACTAAAGCTCCGCCGTCAGCGGTAGTAGTAACATTTTGGTAGTTAGCTTTGCTAACATCGCCCCATGCTTTAGAAACATAGCTGTTATATTCAGCCATGCCATGTGCGTCTTTGTTAAGATGAGCTATTAGCCCTCTTGCAAATCTAATTTCTTTTGGTAGTGACTCAATACCAGTCTTAACAATCTTGTCAAGCTTTTCTTGTGAGTCGTGTATGTTTTTCTTGTTTGTCTTTTCCATTTTTTCTGCGAATTTCTCGGCAATTTCGTCAGCTGTTGGAATAACAATAGATGAAGCAGCTTTTTCAGCAACAGCCTCAACAACTGCGTCGTCTATAAGAATTTTATCTTCTTTCATTATTTATTCTCCTTAAGTTTTATTATTTTGATAACATTCTCGGCTTGCTGGTCGACCGCCTGCGCTTGGCGCAAGACAACTCGTCGAGTGTTGTTTTCATTAGCCGAGTCCTCATGGGTTTCGCTAATAGCTACTTCCTTTAAGGTGGCAACTAGTGACTCTAGTAAATTTATGTTTTTGGTTATTTCTGTTTCGCCGTCTTTTGAGTCAAGTATCTTTCTGGCATAGGCATTACCAAGCGCTCTTAGCTCGGCCTTCTGATTTCCGTCTAGGCTTTTAGAAGCAACTAGCGCTTCTTGGTTTGCTGGAATACTAACAACGCTAAACTCTTTCATTTTGAGTTTGTCTATGGTTATGCCGTCAGCAGCCCATTCTTCTACCATACCGCCAATAGACACAGCGTTAAGATAGCCGTCTACAATGTACTGGTATATTTTATTTGCAAAAGCGTCTTTAAGATAAAATTGCGCATTAGCCATTAGCTTGCCGCCCTCTTTCCAAATCTTTGTAGCTTTAGCTATTGGCAAGTTAAAGCCATCGTGGCCCCATAGCACAACAGGGTTTTTCTTATAGTCTTTGAAGTCAATGCCGTCGACATTTATTCGTTCGCCATGACTGTCAAGAGCGTTAGTGCTTACAACAAATTGCACTTCACCTTCTTTAAGTTTGCTGGCCTTTTCAATTATTCCATCTGCTTTGATATTCATTTTTACTCCTAATTAAAAAAAGCCTAAAAGAGTCTTGACACATTGGTCAAGAAATAGGTCTCTTTAAGGACTCTGTGCTTATGGTATCATAGCCGTTAGTTATATGTAAAGTATTATTATAAATATGATATTCAAATACCATTCTGCACCTGGGGCATTTAATGGCCGCAACCATTATTGTGCCTTTAGCCAAAAGCTTATTACAGCCTTTGCACTTAATGTCTTGCATTAGGCGTAATCCATAAAAGCTAAAAAGTTACCAGTCGGACGCTTCTTAAAGTACCAATTAGTATTATTACCGCCATCTACTGAATTGTCGCCAGCATATAGTCCATTGGCGCCTACGCCAGTTGAGCGTGATAGTGATACATAATCTATGTCTATACTATTAGAACTGTCAGAGATAGTATGACTAGCCGCTGTAATAGAGCCTATTGTCATTAGCTTGCCTGCTGTGCCTTGCACATTAAACGCGTTGGTTATAGTTGTTGTAGTGCCAGCAGTAAATAATAGCGAGCGCGCATTGCTTGCGTCTCTAAAGTTAATTTCTTTAAATGTATTGCTGCCAGTAATGCTAAGGCTAGCTGTTGAGCCAGATACTATATAGTTTAATATGCCTAAAGATTTGCCACCGCCTGCTATTGTTCTAGCTAGTGTGCTTGAGCCAATGTTAATAGTTGCGTCTGCTCCGTTATAGACAAAAGCTGGGTCAGTGTTTGACAGCGTGTAAGGCAAGGCATTATTGCCAGTGATGTTAATTGTTGAGCTACCCATATTCAGAGTTGCCGGGTTGACTGTTGCATTACTAAATCTATTAGATGTAATAGTGTAATTGTTTGTTGTAAATGTACCTCTGTCAATATTTATTTCTGCCGATGGTGTATTCATATCACTGCCAAGCTCAATTGTGCTGTTAGTACTTCTAAATCTAAATATTCCACCTGTGCTAATAGTTGCGCCATTTTGTGTAAATGTCTTAGTGCCAGAGCGATTAAGCATAATAAAGCTATTGCCTGTAACAGTCATAGCTGCAATTAAAGTCAGGCTACCAGTTAAAAACGCATTGCCAGTATTGCTTAATGTTGGGCTGCCTGTCATACCTGTAAAGTCTATGTTTTTGCCTAGATAGCGCATATCAGAAGTAATAGTGCGACCTGCTACAAAAGCGTTGTTTATTACTACATCATCTTGTGGCAATGGTACTCTGGTTGTCCAGCTGTGACTTGACCAAGTAAATGACGCTGTACCTGTTGCTGTTTGTGTTACTGGCGCTGTAAAAGTAATGCCAGTGTTACCGCCTACATCACCTGAGCCACCTGTAATGCCAGAAATGTCCCAATTAGCTGTACCACTAGCCAAACAGCCTTCTATATTTATATTGCTAAACGATATTGCAGCAGCAACTATTGAATATGTATTACCAAAATTGTCAGGCTGAATTATTCCTCTAGAAGTAGTACTATTTAATCCGCCTAGCGTAAGCGTGCCTGCTACTGTAAAGCCAGTAAAAACATTTGTCCCGCCTTGTGTTCTAGTTAAATTATTGAATGTAGGGTTTGAGCCTTGTATAAAAAAGCCAGTGCTGGTGTTTGCTACTATTGAAGCACCATTAAAATTGACAGGTCCTGCATAGAAATAATTGTTTGTAGTGCCTGTAAAAGTTATTGTTGCAGTATTAGCTGTCACTGTTAGGTTTGTATTTGTGCTAGTGTCCCAGGCGCGCCCTCCTGCCGACGCAGTTGTGCCACCTGCAATTGTTATTGCCGACGCTCCCATTGTTAAAGTTCGTGCTAACGAGCTAGAACTAAAGAACAGTCCCAAAGTGCAAGCAAATCCGCCAGTGTTAAATATGCCTGAAGTTAGCGTAAAAACGCCACTTGCTGATTGCGTAAATCCATTTACAGATAATATATAGCTTGAGCCTACCCCATTTATTGTAATAGCTCCCATATTGCCACTTGTTTTGCATTGTATAGTCTGCTGGGTGGTAGATGTAGACTTAAATAGCATTATTGAAGTTGCACCGCTTACTACTGTATAAGTCATTATGTTAGTCATTAAAAGAGCAATATTGCCTGCACCAGCAGTAGCGTCGCCAATATTTATTGTTGAGCTTGCAGGGTGTGAAAATGTACCTGTGTAGCCAGTAAAATTAAGCGAGCGACAATTTACCGATGTAGTATCAGCAGCAGCAGTACAAGTTCCAACGCCAGAAGCCGCGTCAAAAAATACATCATCAGCAGCAGTTGGTACAGCCGAGCCGCCAGCGCCGCCAGAAGTAGTTGCCCACTTTGTGCCGACTGTAGTGTCCCAAGTGGCTGTGCCGCCTACCCAATATCTGTTAGCCATTTATAAAATCTCCATTTTCGTCAATACCTAGTGATGTAGTTGGCTCTGCATTACAGTTATTGCAAACCCATTCTACTACTTCCACTTCGCTGCTTATTAAGTTTATTGTCAGGCATTCTGGGCATGATAGATTAAAAATCATGCTATACCTCTTGTACGCTTGCTATACAACCCCAATTAGCATTTACGGTATCATATTGAAACCCTACTGTAAGCATTTTATTTGCTACAGTTGTAGTTGGTAAGTTAATCCCTCTTTGAACAAATTTTGCACCCCAAGTGATTGCGCGAGCTACGCCATTGTCTTCAATTCTAAATATAAGATTATCAAAATTATCTGGTGTGCCAGTAAGATTAGCGGTCATTGAGGTTATTGCTACGGCCAAAGCAGTTATATTCACTACATCATAATCATCAGTATTTATAGTTGGTGTTGCACTTGAGGTTATATCTAAAACTCTTTTATTATCTCCAGGCAAACCACGAACGCCACTAATAGTTAAATCTACAGTTTTGCTAGGAACAGTAATATCAACATTGACTGAAGATTTGGATATCGTTAAGTCAATAGCTGACATTATGATGTCCTTCTAGTCACGTCCCAAGTTACGGCTAAAATACCCCGTTGCGTACTTGCTATTTTATTAGTAGTATCTTTAAGTTGAAAATCATAGTAATAATCAGTTTCGGCAAGATTTGTATCTGTGTTAGTAAGGGCAATTGAAGTTTTGCCCAGTAATGGTGCTGTATGACTTGTTACAGTTTTACTGATAATTGCAGCACTATCATCGGTGCTAGTGTAATTATCTTTAACAGTAAAGAATACAGTATAGCCAGTAATGTCTATTGCCACTCCAGCGTCGTCTTTGAATGTAGCGTTTAAAGCTACATCGTCGCCTCTTATAATTTCTATTTTGCTCATGAATTTAACCCTCTCATATTATTAGTATATCACTTTATGCTCGCAAGCTCTGCGTCATCGGCTGCGTCTTGTAATACCAATCCTTTTTGCCCTGTGGTGTAAGTATCTGCGTCACTCCAGACTGCTACACGAGACTGGTCAGGTATAGAAGAGTAATCGGCCGCTACGATAATTGGGCTGATATGTCCGTTATCCCACAAGTCAAGCCCTGCTACTTTGTTAGTAAGTCCAGCGTCATAGATGTCGTCTAGGAATGCGTACGCCCCAGCCGTAGCGGTGAATGCGGTTATAACTACTGTTGCGTATCTACTGTCGCTAGAGGTGTAATTAGCAGTCAGTGTCCACGGCAACCAAGCTCCTGTTGTAGTTGCCATATTTACAGTAGCGTCAGGCGATGCAGTAAGCAAAGTATCTGGTAGATACAAGGATACGTTTAATACTCCAGAGCTAAATGTAGCATTGCGATA